GCTTGTTATTCCTATCCAAATTTCTAAAACTTTATTTACTATTGAATCCTTTATTTCTGTAAAAATAATTAGAATCTCATTCTTTATATCATTCCATAAATTCAATATATAAAGCCTAATTTCATTAAATTTGTTTGTTATTTCAGTCCAAATTTCTACAACTTTGTTCACTATTGAATCTTTTATTTCTGTTACAATAGTTATAACTTCAAGTTTTATATTATTCCATATATCTAAAATAAATGTTTTAATTTCATTAAATTTATTTGTTATCTCTAACCAAATTTCTAAGACTTTATTTACTACTGAATCCTTTATTTCTAGCAATGGATTAATTATATTTTCTTTTATAGCGTTCCAGATAATTTTAACTTCTTCTTTAAGTGCATTCCATTTTAATGTAATATAATTATAAATTTTAGTTCCAACCATATTAACAACATCTGCCATAGCATTCCATACTGCAATAAATGGTGTTAGTATTAAACCTATTACTATTAGAAAAGCTTTTCCCATAGCTATAAAATAATTCTTTATTTTTTCCACAACAACTTCTACTATGCCCACAAGCCCATTCCATATTACTTCTGCTCCTGTGCATAAATCATTCCACCAAGTCTTTACGTTTTTAATTGTAGATTTTATTATTTCAATAAAACTATCCCATATAGTTTCAGCTCCTAAACATAAATTGTTCCACCATTCTTTTATACTCTCAATTGCTGATTTAATTTGATTTATAAATACATCCCATATTACTTCTGCTCCTAAACAAAGATTATTCCACCATTCCTTTATCCAATCAATGGCTGACTTTATTCCATTTATAAAGCTATTCCATATTACTTCAGCACCCAAGCAGAAATTGCTCCACCATTCTTTTATATTACTTATTATATTATTTACAAAATTTCTAAAGCCCTCACATTTTTTATATAAAATAACTATAGTTGCAATTAAAGCTGTAATTCCTATTACTGCAATTACTATTGGATTTGCTGCTAAAAAAGTAGTTATTCCTGTCACTATTGTTTTTAATTTTCTAAAAATCTTTATTACAGATGTTACTCCTGTTGCAATCTTTCCAATTACTATTAATAATGGTCCAATTGCTGCTACTATTCCAGCAATAACAACAATAGTTCTTTGAGCTGCTGGAGATAGATTATTTAACCAATCTACAAATTTTTGTATTTTTTCAATAATATCTGCAATAATAGGCTTTAAAATATCATATATTTTTAACCCTATTTCCTCTAAAGCTGACTTTAAGGCAATTAAGGAACCTTTATTATTATCTTGCATTATTTTTGCTGTAGTTGTTAATGCTCCATCACAATCAGTTATAGAATCTTTTAAACTTCCATACTCTTCATTTAAACCTGACAATAATTTTTGTAAAGTTGTAAGTTGAGTTTTTCCTCCAATTGCACTTTCAAAATTTGTTTTTTGTTCCTGAGTACATTTAGATAATGCATCACTTAAAAGTCTTAGAGTTGCTTCTATTCCTATGAAGTTACCATTTGCATCCCATGCACTAACACCAAGTTCCTCCATTGCTCCTTTTGCTGAACTACTACCACCAGTAAGATTTACTAAAATTGAATTTAAACTATTTCCAGCTTCACTACCTTTTAAAGATCTATTAGCAAGTACTCCTAACCAAGTAGCTCCTTCCTCTAAACTTACATTCAAATTTTTAAAAGTTCCACCAACAACATTATATGCTTCAAGCATTCCTTGCATTGATGTATTCGCTGAATTTTGAGTTTTGGTCACAACATCAAGATAATGGTTTAAATCGCTTACTTGTATTCCAAGGCTACTCATACTATCTGTAATTAAATCACTACATGTTGCCAAATCCATACTTCCTGCTTCTGAAGCTCTTAAAATTGGTTCAAGGCCTTCTAACATTTGTTTAGTATCCCATCCTGCAAGAGCCATATATCCAAGTGCATTTGCAGATTCAGTTGCACTTTTTGAAGTTTGTGCTCCCATTTCTCTTGCTTTTTCTTCAAGACTTTTTAAGTCCTCTCCTGTTGCTCCAGATATTGCTTGCACATTACTCATTGCAGCTTCAAATTCCATTCCTATATTAGTTGAAGCTATACCTATTCCAGCTATTGCAGTTGTAAAAACCTTACTCATTGTCTTACCAACACTAATAAGTTTTTCACCTAACTTATTTAACTTTGACGTAAATTCATCAACTTTACTATTCTTTAATTGTTTATTTAATTCTTCTAAAGCTTTTTCATTTTCTAGTACTGACTTTTCTGTATTATTTAACTTAATGGTCATGTCATTAATATTATTTTCAGCATTTTTTATTGAAGTACTTGTAGTCTCATATTTAAGCTTTAGCTTATCTAATTCTTCTTTTAATGCTTTACTTGCTTCAGAATTTTTTCCTGTTTGTAATACACTTTCCTTATATTTTTGATTAGTAATTTGAATTTTTGATGAAAGCTCTTGTTGTTTTGCTTTATTAACAGTTATTGAAGAATTTAAATTATTAATTCTTTCTTTATATAATGTTATTTGTTGATTTTGCAGTCTTATTTTTTCAGTAAGACCACTTTGCTTTGCCTTAAGCTCATCTGTTTTTGAACCAAAATTTTTAGCTTTTTGTCCAGCTAATTCACAATTGCTGGCCACTAATTTTAATTGGTTACTAACTTCCTTCATCTGTTTCTGAAATTCAGATGAATTTATGCCTATTTTTAAATTAGCAGCCATAGTTATCCTCCTTTTTTATATAATTTCATTAATGTATACTTCCTCTTCTTCATTAGGTTTTATATGATCTGCATATATTTCAGATAAGTAATATAGTCTTCTTGGAGTACAATTCCAAAATTCATTTTCTTTTAATCCTATTTTTTCAACTGCAGCATAATATAATTCTCCCCAATTTAATCCTTCAGCTCCCCCACAGTAAAGGCAACCTCAGTAATTT